GCAGGAGTAGTTCCAGTTGTAGCCCAGTCGTCAGACAACGCAGTTGTCGCTGACGCACCTACTACTAAGGCAACTTCTAAGTTTTATACAGAAGATGACTTGGCAAAAGTAAGAAGCCAAGAAAAAGAAAAGCTCTACCCTCAGATTGATAAGTTGAAGGAAGAACTCGACGCCATTAAAAGAGAACGTGAAGCAGAACTTGCTACACGTGCTGCAGAAGCAGAAGCAAAAGCTAAAGCTGAGCAGGAAGCTCTTGAAAGTGACATGGATGTTCGTACTTTGCTTAAGACCAAGGAACAAGAGTGGCAGGAGCAGTTGGAGCGTGAGCGTCAAGAGCGTGAACGTGCCTTTGCTCTTCTGGAACGCGAAAAATCTTTTGCTGACCTACAAACCTACCGCACACAGCGTGTAGAAACAGAACGTGAAGCTATTATTCCTGAACTGCTAGACCTTATCAGTGGTAACACCCCTGATGAAGTTGACGCAAGTATTGCAGGTTTAAAAGAACGTTCAGCAAGAATTCTTGAATCTGCGCAGTCAGCTATGCAGAACGCAAGGAAAGAAATGACGGGGACAAGGGTAACCACGCCCCCGCTCGGACAAATGGACACTAATATGGAGCAACGTAACTTTACGGCCGAGGATATCTCGTCCATGTCGATGAACGATTACGCAAAGTACAGAGAACGTATCATGAGCGACACTGCTCGTGGTAAATCTCGCGGCCTGTTCGGGTAAACCCAACAATCCCAAATTCCAACAAATAAGGAGTCACAAGTAAATGGCATCTGGTATCACGGGTACAGGCAACTTAGCCGCAGCCCCAACAGCATACTCAGGCACTAACACCCAGCTGACTCAAGCGATTCAGACAATCTGGTCCAAGGAAATCTTGTTCCAGGCTATGCCTATCCTTCGCTTTGAGCAGTTTGCAGTCAAGAAGACTGAACTTGGTGTTGCACCTGGTCTACAAATCAACTTCATGCGTTACAACAACCTAGGCTTCGCAAGCGGTCTTGTTGAAGGTGTACGTATGCAGACAAACGCGTTGACTGCACAGCAGTTCTCAATCACAGTATCAGAGCATGGATATGCTCTTGCTGTATCAGAACTTCTTCTTAACGCATCATTCGATGACGTAATGGCATCAGCCTCACGTCTTCTTGGTCGTAACATGGCTATCTACCTAGACCAGCTATCACGCGACACACTATATGCAGCGACTTCAACAATTTATGGTGAAGACCGCTCAGCACTTACAGCAGTTAACAACTGGTACGCAGATGGTACAACCGCTGCTAACCGCGCTGCTATGACAGGTACCTACTACATGACACCTCACACAGTGAAGGATGCAGTAGAGACCCTATCAACCAAGAACATCCCACGCCTCGGCGAAACATACGTTGCGTTTGTTCACCCACACCAGAGCCGTAAGCTCCGTGACAATCCAGAATTTATTGAAGTCACTAAGTACGCTGCTCCAGGTAACTTTATGCTCGGTGAAATCGGTCGTCTATACGACTGCGTATTCATCGAAACCACACAGGTTCTTAAGGTTGCTGGCGGTGCTGGTGCTTCTTACACCACAGACACAACTGTTGCTAACCCAACAGTAACTGCTGGTGGAGGTTACATCACTCCTGCTACAAAGACAGGTAATGGTGGTTCAGACCGCTACGCAGGTATCTTCATTGGAGATAACGCATTCGGTCACGCAATCTCTCTACCAGTTGAACTTCGCGATGGCGGAATTCTTGACTTCGGTCGTGAGCATGCTCTTGCTTGGTACTCAATCTTCGGTCTTGGTCTAATCACTGACCAGTCTGTAATCATTGCAGAAACCAACTAATTAGTTTTACCTAGGGGGCCTGGGCAACCAGGCCCCCACTTTAACAGTTACTAAATCGGAGGATATAAATGGCAAGTAAAGTAAAACCGACGGATGTTACTGGTCGCGTACGTGAAGCGGCTCTAGAAGAAAATCTAGAGGCAATGCAAGAACGCGCATCGGAAATGTCTATGGCTACTGCCGAAGCACAAATCAAGCTTGAAACAGAAGTAGTAGATGCAACCGTACCAAACCGTGCAACAGTTATTGTTGATGACCCAACAGTAATTAGCGAGTCAGAAGACTCAGTTGTAATCCGTGTTATCGAAACAATTGATTCTATGACACTAGGTGCAGGAAACTACTACAGCTTTAAAGCTGGACAGAAGTACAAAGTGTCTCGTCAAGTTGCACAGCATCTTGAGGAAAAAGGTTATCTAGCTGGAGTAATCTAAGCAGTTAACTGATTATCGAGCACTTAATTCGGCGGAGCGGCGGGCATTACTGCCCGCTTCTTCGTTTACATAGTCGTTAAAGGAGTGAATTAAGTGGCCTCAATGGCAGACCTTGTATCGAGAGTTCGTCTTGAACTTGGAGACTTACCTAAAGAATTTACCTTCACCGCTGATGGTGACGGTGTATTAAAAGATTTTTATTTAAACACTAAGCCTGTTGACCCATACACACTTTATGTCGCAGTTATTGACGACGTGGTCCCAGCACCCTTTGGTTATAAATTAGAAAAAGACCAAGGCATTATTCACTTTAAAGACCCCCTTATTGTTGGGGCAAAACTAGTTGTTAACGGAACTGGTTACAGATACTTTACAGATAGCGACATTGAGCGCTTTATTAATACTGCCGTAGAGCAGCACGTGTACGAAAGAACAGATAACTTTGGCAGCGCAATAAACCTTAAGATGATTCCTGGAGTTGAGGAATACCCAATTGCTATCCTTGCAACTATTGAAGCCTTGTGGGCTTTAGCTACTGATGCGTCCTTTGATATTAATATCACCGCGCCTGATGGCGTAGTGATTCCCCGTTCACAGCGCTATGCACAGCTGACTAACACAATTCAGCAACGCTGGGAACAGTACCGTCAGCTGTGCGCTGCTCTTAATATAGGCCTATGGCGTATACAGGTTGGCACTCTTCGTCGTACTAGCCGTCACACTAATAAATTTGTACCTATATACAAGGGCCAAGAGATTGATGATGCTAGAAAACCAGAGCGTATGTATCTTCCTGTAGACCCAATGGGGTATGAGCCTGTGCCTACAACAGCTGAGGTTTATGACATTGTTATGTACCAAGGCGACACATTTGAGCAAATTGTTGACTTTGCATTTAATATTACGGGTCTTACATGGAAAGCAGAGATTCGCACCTACCCTAATTCACCATCTAAATATGCCACTCTAGATGTTACAATTTTAGATGCTGCACAAGGAAGGCTTAAGTTGTCGCTAGTAAGTGATAAAACTAAATATCTTCCTGTTCGTGCGTTCTGGGATTTGCAGGCAACTAAAGTTTCAGACCCTACATGGGAAAAAACGTACTTGAGAGGTCAAGTATTTGTAACTCAACAGGTAACGGTGGACTAAAGTGGCAGATGAGATTATTGTCGTAGGCCCTGATAACAGCGATTGGTATCCAGGCGTAACTGGCCCTACCAGTGCAACGGGACCAACCGTACCTGTTGGTGTAACTGGCCCTACTGGACAACGCGGACCTACAGGTCCTGCTGGCGCAACAGGCGCAACAGGAGCCGCTGGTTTAACAGGCCCATCTGTAACAGGTCCAACTGGTCCTACAGGACGAACAGGCGCAACAGGTCCTACAGGTATTGCTGGAAGCGCTGGACCCGCTGGTGCCACAGGTCCTCAAGGTTATTCTGGTGTTCAAGGAGCAACAGGTCCTACAGGTGCACCTGGTCAAGGTTTAAATATTCTTGGCGAGTACCCAACACTTAATGATTTAACAACAGCAAACCCAACTGGTAGTGCTGGTCAAGCTTATCTTCTTGCTAACGGCAATTTAATTATTTGGAGCGGCGGTCAGTGGACTAACGTTGGAAACCTTGAAGGTCCAACTGGTGCTACTGGCGGTTCTGGTCCTACAGGACCACGTGGTCAACAAGGTCTTCAAGGTATTAATGGACCACAAGGTGCACAAGGTGACACTGGTCCTGTTGGTCCTACT